ATGACAACCGCTTGCAGGCTGCGAATAGCCATCTGCAGCAGTTCCGTGTCATTGGTGACACGACTGCTGACGGTACTGGTGCCGCTACGGCTCGCATCTTCCCGGCTATTATCGTTCCGAACACGGGAGGTGGTACGACTGCGAGTGTGAACTCTGCACACGCTACTGTGTCGGCTGTTCCGGCTAGCGGTGCGACGGTGACTTTTGTGGGTACGGCTTCGACGGCTTACAAGCCTCGTGTCATGCTTCAGAAGTCTGCGGTTATTGTTAATACTGCTGACCTCATCATGCCAGCCACGGGTACGGCGATGCGTAAGCAGTTGACTCAGATGCCTCTGAGCATCCGCATGTGGCAGGACAGCTTGTTCACCACGGGCGATCACCGCGTCCGATTTGACGTCGCACTTACAGCGAACGTCCACGACCGACGCCGTGCAGTGCGTCTATTCGGTAACTAATTGTTACCTGTGGGAGGGGTTTCGGCTCCTCCCACTATTTTCTTAAGGACGTAAACTAATGGAAGTTCGTGAAGTCTATTCTCCTCTGAGGCTTTCAGCTTCCGGTACGATTTGCCAAGAGCGCGGTCTTATCGGTGGCTTTCTTTGCACAACCTCGGGGACACTTCAAATCACTGATGGAGTAAATGCAGGCGGTGCCGATATCATTTCTTCTATACCTGTCTCCGCTGGTGTTTATTATCCCCTTGGCATTCGTTGCAAAAACGGCGCTTGGGCGGTCCTCGGGACCGGTGCAATCGGCACCTTCACAGTCGCCTAAGGATACATCGGTGCGTCGATATAAAGTAACTAGGCCGCCAGCCCTACCTATTCCTGTAAACACAGTTGCTCCGGTAATTAGTGGTACTGCTTCTGTAGGCTCGACGCTCACCGTAACAAGTAATGGAACGTGGACTAATACTCCTACAGGATTTGCCTTTCAATGGTACAGAGACAATGGGACGACACAAACAGCAATCCCTGGAGCCACCTCTTCTACCTATGTTCTAGTATCAGCAGATAAACCTAATAATATCTATTGTCAGGTTGCAGCAAGTAACGCTAGCGGCATCGGTCTTAAAAATTCAAACTCCTTGGGTCCAGTTATTGACAGTCTTGCAGCACCTGTTCTGACTCAGACCTCAACTGCTGGAACCAATCCGCCGACTTGGAATGCCACTATGGCTAATCTTCAGGACGGAGATACCATTGAACTATATTACACCGAGGATGGAAGCGCCCCTGTTGCTAATGGTTCACCGCAGGGAACTCACATAGCTAATGGTGTTGAAGAAAATGTCAATTGGGGCACGGCATGGCCCAATCCTTTCCCCGGTGGAATTACTATTAAATGGGCCGAGAGATACGGACGTGTCGTTGGTGGTGTAATGGAGTGGTCTCCACTCAGCAACATTCTATCCGATACAATGCCAGCAAGCGGTGCAACCTTCGTGCCGGGAACGGCTCCAGTAGGACAGAGCAATAGCGCAACGACGCACACCTTTACCAGTGTTGCTTTCGGCGCTGGAATACCGATTGTTGGTGTATCGGCATACTTTGTTACTGGTGTTACACTGACACCCACTGGCGGTGGCACTGCGATTTCGTTAAACCTTGTATCGGATATTGATCCTACACGTCGAGATGCTACGATCTGGAGTCATGCCGCTATCTCAGCTGGTAATTATGACGTTACAATCACACACAGTTCTGCAAACAGTGATTGCTCGATCCATCCGGGAACGCTTTCAGCGACGAGTGCAACGCCAGTCAGTACTTTCGGACAGGCAGCGGGTGTGTCGTCAACAAGTTACGCTGCTGCGGAAACAATGTCAACCGGTGGTATCTGGATTGCAATTGGACATGCTTATGCCTTGTCCACTATGAATTGGTCAAATGGTACTCCAACGAAGGATACTGAGGTTCAGACAGCCGGTTCTAGCAGTACCGGAAGTATGGCACACGGGACAACCTCTGGAACGGTAACGGTTGCTCCGAGCCCCGGAGCATTCGGTGCAATGGTTGGTGCGGTCTTTGTCTAAGGGAAGTCATGAATAAGAAACAGATTGTTATTGCACTTCTAGGTCTCAGCGTTAGCACTGCTGCTATTGCTGGACCGTGGACCGTAGGTCCTCAAACAATTACGTATCCCAATTCAACCTCACATCCTTTGGGAGACGGTAGCAACCAACGAGGAGGTATCCCCCCTGCCTATGGATATATGGACCCCGATGTTGGTAGCAATTTCATTGAAAGTGATTGGATACACGTAGGAAACTATTCCGATAAACTGTTCACCGCCTCACAATCTGGTACAACGCTAACAGTTTCTTCCTTTACCAGTGGCCCTCCACTTGCTAATGGCGATCTAGTTACCGGCTCGGGCGTAGCTAGCGAGCCTATCATAAATCAGTTGACCGGCACTACTGGCGGCGTCGGTACATATCAAATGGGCTCCTCCCAAACGCTAACTTCGCGCTCGATGTTCGTTGTCGGCAACTTCAAAAGCGCTGCAACAGGAGCTGATGAAGCCAAGGCACGCTTCGATTGCGAGTTCGGCTTCAGTGCTCAGGACGATCCAATCGTTAATCCCGGTAACCCCGGCGGGGCTTCACATAAGCATCACTTCGTCGGCAATCGGCTAGATTTAATTGGTTTGCTTGCAGGCAATGCGACCTATGCAAGTCTTCGCGGTTCGGGCTATTCAGGATGCTTCGGTGGTCCCCTGAATAGAACATTGTATTGGGAACCGGAACCCCGAAAAACACTATCAAATGGTGTTACTGTCGGTCAGAAATTTCATACTTTTGTGAGTTATTATGTCGGCGGCTTAATGGCTGATACATCTGGCGATATTTATGACGTTCGTTCGAATGTCGTATGGCCTCGCGGATGGGATACCATCAGCGGGTTTAATATGTCAGACCCAACTAATAGTCGATATACTAACATCATCGCTGCCGCTAACATTGCGACACACTCTGGAAAGTATGCCGCTGTTCCTACGGGAAATGGCTTTTTAGGTTGGTATTGCGAGACGCCGACTTCGGGAAATGGTTCTATTGCAACGAGTCCTGTACCCGGAGGCGATCATCAACCTTGGCTGCGTAATGGAGACGGGACTCCGACTCTCTCCTGTGCTGCTACAGCCTCTGATGGTAGCTCTGGACACTTGGTTGCTGACCTAATGACGATGCCTTGTTGGGATGGGGTTAACCTCGATAGTCCTGACGGTCGAGGGCATATGTTGAATAGTGTTATTGATACTGACACAGGTAAGGAAGTGTGTCCTAGCAATTGGTATAAAGTCCCGACCTTCCAAGCCAAGGCTGAATTCTACCACACCGGTCAGAGTGACTATACGAATTGGTGGTTATCTTCTGATCGTATGACAGGCATGAACTACGGTTCATTCAATGCTTCATTTAGTGGCACTACCATGACCATCACGAGTGCTGTTACTGGTGGTGTTGCCACTTATCATGCAGTCACTGGAGCAGGCATTCCTGCTAATACGATGATTGTCAGCGGTAGTGGGACTACATGGACGTTAAATACAAACGTTGGAACGATTTCCTCCGAAGCTGTTATAGTTCCCTTCAATAATGGTGAGACGATGCATTTCGATCTCATTCCTGCTTGGAGCTATGGGACTGTTGCAAGCCCCGGCGTATTTCTTCGGTTCATGAACCATTGTGCAGGAGTAACCATTCAACTTCAATCGACTGATACTCCAATGGTGGGTGATCCCCATGAGTGCAACTTCGGTACTATCGGTGCAAATGAAGGTATTTGGGTAAACGAAGCTCCGCCGACAGGAAATGCTGGCAGCCCAAATCCGGTTGTAAATGAAAATCCTGATTTCACGAAGAATACAAATAGATACATCAGACCTTCAACTGGAACTTCTATCCCCGGTCCTATGGGGAATTCACATTAATGACTACTTACACCACAATCATTAATACTGCTTTCCGCGAAAGCGGAATTACTGCTGCAGGAGATACTCCGAGCACGACAGAGCAGACTGAGGCTTTTGCACTCCTAAGCAGCATTGTTCAGGACGTAATGGGGCATGAAATTGGTGAACTCCAGACAGATATTGATGTTGGTACTTCAGGTCTGACTAATGCTTCTGCAATTGCAGCTGATTACTTATCAGTTATTCAGAGTTGGTATATTCCCAACAATGCTAGGTTAATCTGTAATCTTGCTTCGGCAGTTTCATTGTTCCTCCCTCCTCTGCCGGGTGACGGCAGTAGGTTATCTGTTATCGACAATGCTGGAAACTTCTCCACAAATGTCCTGACCCTCAATGGCAATGGAAGGAAGATTGATCCCGGTACGGGAGCAGTTTCAACGCTAGCCCTTAACACTAATGGTGCAACATCTGATTTGTTCTACAGAGCTGATTTAGGCAAATGGATCACTGTTGATTTGTCTTCAGTCTCGTCTTCGTCTCCTTTACCAGCAGCCTTTGATGACTATCTAGCAACTCTGCTAGCATTGAGAATTAATCCTCGGTATGGGGCTCAGACCAAGCCGGAGACTGCACAGTTCATTAAAGACATGCAGAGGAAACTTCGTTCCCGTTATCGTCAGCCGACTGATAAGAATTCTGAACTCGCACTTATTCGGCTGCCTTCGACGTATTCGACCATCGGTCTTTATCCCGCGTATTCACCGAGTAATCCTAATAACTTCAATCAAGGGATCAGTTAGTGGACCTCCGCTACGGAACACAATCTTATGATAGAAGCAGGGGTAATTTTCCTGTTCTCCCTGTCATCAATATGTTTGTGGAGAGTGTTCCCGAGGAGCCTGATGTTGTATTAATCTCTCGTCCCGGTGTGACTGGAGCCGATAGCTACCTTGGTTTCTCGTCTTTATTGGGAACTGGCGCATCTAATATCAAGAACAGAGGGATGTTCTTCGTTGACGGTGTTCTAAATAATGATATCTTTGCACTAACATCGGATAATAAGCTTTATAAGACAGTTACAAATATCGGTACTATTGATGGTTCTGGAGTTCCATCGTGGGGAGCTTATGCAGACCATGTATTTGTTACCTCAGGATCATCGTTATGGATGTACGATGGAACCACTCTCTCTAGTGTAGCAACTCCGGGTTCATTTAGCGTAAAAGCGTTATGTGTCGGAGCTTCTCATCTTATAGTTATTGACAGCGGAACGGGGAAGTTCTTTTGGAGTGATGCCCTTGGAACCACTCTTCCGTCACTTAATTTTGCTACGGCTGAGAATTCTCCTGATGATCTCGTGGACTGTTTGTATGTCGGAGACACATTAATTTTATTTGGGACTGAAACTGTTGAACTCTGGCCTTCAACAGGTGATGCAACAGCCCCCTTCCAACCTCTTGTCGGTAAGGCATTTACTGTAGGTTGTCGTGCAACAGGTTGTGCAACCGCCTTTAATAAAACATTTGCTTGGATCACCGATCACAATAATATTTGTCTGACCGATCAAACTAATGTTATCTCACATCCCGGTATTGAAGAAAAGCTAGCTATAAGTTCAGGGGCTTATCTCTGGACGTTTTGGTTAGAGGGAACAGAATTTCTTGCTGTTCGTCTAGATAATAATACCTTTGTTTACAGTGCGAAGTCTCAACTTTGGTCAGAATTCCAAACCGGTGGAGGAAATTGGCTACCAAATAACTATGACAAGGGATTATTCGGAGGAGGTGGACAGTATTTGGTGTGGCTTGATAATACTTATACTTCTGGCCCTTATAGCGGTGATTTAGGTGCTACTACCTTTGAACGTAGGTTTAGAGCCGGTGTTCCGCTTACGACAGGAAGTCTCACTGTAGATAATTTGACCCTGAGGGTTAATGAAGGATACACTCCTGTCTATTCTGCTGGTAAACCGATTGAATTTCAAAATCCGATGGTTCAAATGAGAACTTCAAATGATGGTGGGAATAATTGGTCAGCATGGCAACAAAGGTCTTTGGGAGCCAATGGAAGCTATAGGAAACCACCAACTTGGCGAGCCTTAGGCATGTTCGGATTTCCCGGTTTCATGGTTGAAATCCAAGTCACAGATCGCGTTCCATTTAGGGTCTCCGGAGCTAAGATAAACGAACCTTACGGCAGTAGATAATATAAATGTCAGTATTTCTTCCTCGTCTTCGCCAAGACATTCCTGTTGTTGATAACAAAGGAATACCAGTCCTTAGTTTCATGACTTGGTGGGATAAAATGGCGAGAACTGTCGAGAACCTTAATACAGGTTCAGGGGTAACCTCCTTCAACACCAGAACTGGTGCAGTTACTCTTTCTTCCGGAGATGTAACAACTGCATTGGGATTTACCCCACAGCCCGCTGGTTCCTATCTGACAGCTAACCAAACAATCACACTGTCTGGTGATGCCTCTGGTTCAGGTAATACTGCAATTACAGTAACTCTTGCTAATGTTAATGGAAATATTGGAACCTTTGGCAATGGTGTTCAAGTTCCGACGATTACAGTTAACGCAAAAGGACTGATTACCGCTGTAACTCCCACCAATATACCAACGTTCACATCCGTTGGAAATGGATTTGTTCCTGCCTCTGGAGGAGGCACTACTAATTTCTTGAGAGCAGATGGAACATGGGCAGCACCTACTAGCAGTTATCCATGGACTGAAAAATCTCTCACAAGTGATTTCACCAATAGCACGACTTCGGCTAATTTAATCACTGATGGAACTAATGCATTATCCTTCACTCCTCCTGCTAATAGCAATTGGGAAGCTGAGGCACTTCTTTTAATTCAGAGTGCAGCTACAACAACTGGTCCTCGGATTGGAGTTTCCGTTGCTGCTCAAGGCACTGGTTCATATGGAAGTTGTTTGATAGAAGGAACGGGTGCGACAGCCACAACCTTTTCAGCGACTTGGGCAGGATGGACAACTGCTGCAGGAGGTGCAGCCGCCACTACAACTGATTGGCCCACCGCTAATATTCCGTTTCTAGTTCGTGTAACAATGCGTGGACACTCAGGGGCCTCTCCTGCTTTGATCCAAATTACTTTAGCATCTGAAATTGCGTCATCAACTGTGACGGCTAAGGCGGGATCGATGCTAAGGACAAAGAATTCGTAGTTCCTTTATGCTTGGAGTCCTACAGAAAGCTTTTGATCGTAATAGGAATATCGTAGGTGATCTATCTGCCGAACAATGGTTGTCCGTTCCAGAAAATATCATGTACCATGAGGGCGATAGTGTTGGCCTTTTCACTTACGAATATCCCGGTGTCTATTCAGGACACTGGTTCTTCTCAGATCACAGAGGACGAGAAGCTCTGAACCTAGCTAAGAAATTTCTAGGCAAACTGTTCTCGGAAACCCCCGCTCAAGCTATTCGTGGATTAACTGATGCTAATCTGCGACAGGCGAGATGGGCAGCCAGACAGATAGGAATGACAAGTTACGGTATGATTACAATCAATGATAAGGAATATGAACTCTTTTGTATGACAAAGAAAGAATTCTTGAATGAGTAGTATCTTTCAGACAATCTTTGGTGGCAGCAATCAACAGTCATCGAATAGTTCGTCTAATCAAAGCTCATCGAACTCTGGAAATCTAGCATATCCATTCTTGGCTGGAATGCTTGGTCCAAGTGTCGGTGCCCTGCCGAATGGTACGAACATGGTTGGTTCTCTGTTGGGACTGCCGAACTACACGCCGACCTCCGCTCCTGCAATTCCAGCGGGAGTTCCATCGCCTCAGCCTCCTGTGTCCACCACACCGGCGGTTTCTTCCTTGCATCATGTCGATCTATTCCATGACGGAATTAACGGCAACGGTCGTGCAGCGCAACGCGCCGGACAGCCCACTAATTATTGGGCTGATGCATCTGGACAGCCTTTTAACATAGCAACACCCAATCCTCAAGGTTCCTTGGCAACTACTCCATTGAGTATTCTTAATCGTGGAATGCTAAGGAATGGCGATCCTCGACCTGTTGCACCTGTGGCCCCGGTTGCTCCAACTGCTCCTGTTGCACCTACGGTGCCGAAAGTTCCCGGAGTAACTATTCTTCCGGATGGAACACACGTTGGAACCGTAGTAGATCGACCTAATCCCAGTGTTCCGACTGTTAATGGAACTACACCCGGAACAGGGACTGGAACGGGAGCGGGAGCGGGAACTTCAACTAGTTCTAATCCATCGCTAGATGCACTGAATACCTTTGCTAATTCTGCTGGCCTTAAGTTCCTTCAGGATCAAGGCAACCAGATGATTAATAATAATCAAGCTGCAAAGGGAATGCTACAAAGTGGCAGCACACTAAAGGGACTTCAGGATTACGCGAATAATCTAAACAGCACTTACCTAAATCAGTACCTAGATCATCTATTTGATTTTGGTAAGCTTGGTCTTGGGGCTGCCGGTATTCTATCAGATGCGGGTAGGTACTCTAATGGCCTCAGCCTTGGATCGTCTTCAGGCACCGGCAGTGGTTCTAGCAAACCGGGACTAATTACATCCAG